GCAGTAGCAGGAAGACCGAATGATTCTGAAGTATCGGTTAGTTCCACATCAGAAGAACCATAACCAGAACGAGTTGTCTGAGTAGCACTTACGATAGGAACATTAAACTCTACAGCAAGACCACGGAGTTCTTCTGCAATTGCTTTTACAAAAGTGTAAGAGTTGATATTTGCATTTCCGCGATAACGGGAAGATGAGCAAATATTCAGATAGTCAATAAAGATAATATCTGGGCGGAACGACTTTTTCAGTGCAAGTTCATTCAGAAGAGACTTGAAATGTCCTGCGTGTGCTGAAGCAGTTGGATACTCTTTAATAATTAATGTGCCCTGAGTCTTCTTCGCAAGGTTCGTGACCTTGTTCTCAAACATCTGCTTCGGAAGGTCCGCAATATCCTGTATCGGCACATTAAGAAGGTTTGCATCAATTCGCTCTGCAATTCGCTCTTCCGCCATTTCAAGAGTGATGTACAAAACGTTCCTGCCTTGCAATAAGACGGAAGCAGCCACATGGCACATAAAGAGACTCTTTCCGACACCCGTACCAGCCAAAGCGATATTGAGAGTCTTATTAGGTAAACCACCTTTTGTGATTTTGTTAAAGTACTCAAGGTCGAATTCAATTTTCTCTTCCTTCTTATGATAGGACTCGTAACGTTGTTCGTAGTCTAGCAGGTAATCGTGTCCGATGTGTGTATCAAAGGATACTGCTAGAGCATCTGATAGAATACTAGGAATACTATCACGATTTTTCTTCTCATCTTTACCATCTGCAATATGGATTGACTCCATAAGAGCAAGGTAGATTGCACGGTCTCTACACCACTTCTCAGTAGTATCAACTAACCAATTAAATTCAGTAGGGACATCCTCTAAACAACTAACAAGATGAGTAATTTCTTTGAATGAAGTATCGTTAATATCTTGTCTTTTTTCTACTTCAATGCAAAGAACTTCCTTTGTTGCTGGTTGATTATATTCTTGGACGAACTTAAGAATTTCTTCAAATACAATTTTTTGATTTGTGTCTTCAAAGTATTCTGATTTAATAAATGGAATTACTTTGCGTATATATTCCTCATTATGTAAAAGGTTTCTAAGAATTAGAAACTCAACTTTCTCCATAACTAAATTCCTTACGTGCGATTTCGTCCAACTGTTGCATCACTTCTTCAGTGAAATAAACCTCAGGTTCCTTTAGAATCTGCTTAGCGTAGATTTTCTTTCCATCAATCTCATAACGACCTGCGACATTCTTCCACAGACCGCCAATCTCACCGAGTTCAAGTAGTCCGTAATATCTATCCAGACCGCGTTCATCATAAAAAAGACGAATCTCCACATCTTTATTTTCCTTACTCAAACGCGACTTAGCAGTCTTAGCTTTGATAATATTGCCGACCACTTCTGTTCCATCTTTTTCTTTCTTTTTGCTGAGATAAATGATCGTACTTGCTGCGTATTTGAGTCCAGAACCTCCCCCCATTTCTTTCGTTGGTACATAAGCTCCGATGACATCGTATGTATGATTCGTGACAATGAGCGGTACATTTGCTTGTCCTAGTTTGAGTGTGAGCATTCGGAAGGCACCTTTAATAAGTTGAGATTTAGTCATATCTCGAACTTCTTTTTCATTCAGTGCATCAGTAATTTCTTTACTTGTAGAAAGCATACCCAAAGAATCTAACACAAACATACAAGGTTTGCGGTCCTCTACAGGTGCCTTCAAATACATATCTACTGCTTTGAGTGCTTTTGTACGAAACTCTTCAATAGTAACAACGTTAACAACAACCAGACGAGTAGTATCAATTCCACGAGATTCAATTAGTGATTTAGTGATAGCAGCCTCAGTGTCAAAGTAGAGACAGTAACCATCGGGATTAGTATCAAGAAAGTTCTTAACAACGGCGAGAGAGAAAAAAGTCTTTCCAGTAGAAGACTCTCCAGCAATAGCAGTAATCTTATTCCCAGATACACCACCAAATATACTACCTGAAACCAGTGCATTAAAAATGTATGAACCCGTATCAACATAAGTTTCTGTTTCGTCAATATCTGATGCTAACTTAGTGAAGTCATCACCAATTTCTTTTACAATATCTTTAAGAAAATCCATCACTTATTAGCCTCTTCTTTTTTATCCATGTAGTTCATCTTATAAGTCCAAAGTTTTTGATAGAGAGCAGTGTCTCCTCCAAGTCTCATCGCATTAATAATTGTATTCAGTTCTCGTTCGTTAATAGGAAGTTCCATCAAGTAAAAAATGAGTCTAGGTTTGCAGTTTTTTCTACAGACCACCCAATTGCATCAAGAATAATCTTGAGTGGTTCTAGAAATGCTTTCTCAAATTGTAGTTCATAGTCTATGTATTTGTCAAGATTAAGTTCCTTTGGAAACTCTTGGATGAAAGAAATAATATTCTCGTGAATAATATTTGGTTTCTTCAAATAGATGAACTTAATCTTCTCGCCATTTTGAATAAGGGAGTATTTGTTGGTTAATTTATTTTCTTTAATGTAATGATTGAAAAGAAGTGCTCCACGAACGTGAATGGGAGTTCCTTTTATGTAAATATCAGATGAAGACTTATACTTCTGAACGTCGGATGCTGAACGTGGAAATGAAATTTGCTCTGGTGGAAGAGACTTAAATTCCTTACGTGCGTTTTCAATAAAATTAATTACATCATCTTCGGTTCCACTCATCATCATCTTAAGAGCATCTTTAATCATCTTTCTGCAAGGTGCAGGAGTTGATGATTTAACTGCTTCAATACCCATCATTTTGAGTTTGGGTTCTTCGTAGCGAACTCCTTCGCTATCCCAAACATTAAGAATATATCTTTTCTTAGCAGTCCAGATTCCACGGTCAGCAATATTCTCCCGCTTCATTTGCATCTTTTGGTCGTATGCATTTACATAGTCAGCCAATTCTTGGTAAGAACTTTCAATATACTTTTCAAGTTCCATCGAAGCGACCTTATCAAGGAACGAGACAATGCTCTCAGTAGTTTTCTCTCTTCCTTTGAATACACGTTCAACCACAGGACCCATATTAAGATAGATAGAATCAGTATCTGAAGCAATAACATAATCTACATCCTCCGTCTTAAGAAGTTTATTTAAATAAGAATTCATCTTACCTTCAATCCATCGAATTGAAACTTGTCCACTTAGAGTGATTGCCTCTGCATTTTCAAGTTTGTAGTATCGAAAATACTGATTACCAATCGCACCATAAGCAGAGTTAAGAGAAATCTTCTTTGCCATCTGAATATTATTGCAGCGAGCAATCTCCTTTACCAGTTCCTTATTCTTGGTTTTCTCATATTGTTTCTTTGCCTCAATCATCTTCTTTTTGAAGATAACACGGTCCTGATACATCTTTTCCATTAGTTCAGGAAGAAATCCACGAATGTCCTTTCGGAACATTGCACCATTAGCACACACCGCATAATCCTTATACAATTCAAAGTTGATAGTTTGATTGAGGATTTTATCAACACTTGCTGTTGGGTGCTTTTCATCTACCAAAGTTTCTGGTGAGATGTTGTATTGCATAATCAAGTGTGGATAAAGTGAGTTAAGGTCAAAGTTCACTACCCAATCATACCTACCAGGAATTGGTTCTTTTACATATGCACCAGCATACTTTTCGTTCTTCTGGGACCTGTTTCTTGGGGGAATTACAATATCTCTTTTCTTAAGGTAGTTGTAGATAATATTGTCCCACATACGAACCTGATAAAACACATCAGCATAATTTACCTTTGCGTCATAAGCCATAGTAAGGGCAAGTTCAATCAGTTTCATCTTGTCTTCCAAACGGTCAACAAGTTCCACGTCAACGATGTTATATTCGATGAACTTCTGCCACCCCTGTGTATAGAAATCTTTAAAAGTATCAAACTCAGAGTGGTCTAGTTTCTTCTGCCCCAACTCCACTTCAGCAATATAATCAAGGCGATAAGATTCCTGTGCTTTATAAGTAAACTTCTTATAAAGGTCAAGATAGTCAAGTTGAGTCAATCCACCAACATCAAATGTCGTGTGCTTACGACCGTTGATGAAAATCTCGCCTTCGGTCACAAGTCCCCAGTTAGAGAAACGTTTCATTAGTTTCTCACCAAGAACACGATTGAGACGCTTACAGATGTAAGGAATATCATATAGTTGAATATTCCATCCAGTAATCACATCAGGAACATCAATCATCCAATAGTTGATAAAGTTATTCAGAAGCTCATATTCACTAGGGCAATGATGATATGTAACATTACTTTGCTTGTTGTTGAAGGGTTTAACTCCCCAAGTAACAATTTTTTTAGTGGTGTAATCCTGAATAGTAATCGCAAGAATTTCTTCAGAACAAGATTCTACATCGGGGAATCCTTGCTCTGAAGCAACCTCAATATCAAGAGTTACAAGTTTAATTTTAGAAATATCAAACTTGATTTCATCCTCTGGATATTTTTCGGAAATGTATTGATAGATGTATCTGTCGTTTCCGTAGATTTCAAATCCATCAATCTCATCATATTTTTTATAGAACTCACGGCAATCTTTTACCGTTCCAGGATTAATTGGTTCTACTGCTTCTCCACTTAATGTTCGATACTTAGAATCTTTTTTTGTCTTTACAAAGAGAGTCGGAAAGAACTCATCCCTTGTCTCAAATCTTTTACCATTTTCTACTCCACGAACCAAAAACTGGTTTCCAATCAACTGAACATTAGTGTAAAAGCTTTGTGTCATTCCTTAATTAAATCCTCGTATTTTTCAAGTAGAGTGGGAGTTGGGTCGGCAAGAGTAAGAATCTTATCCGAACTCATCATAAATGTATCTTCTTTAGTGTATCCACAAAGAAATGGTTCTAATGTTTGATCCTTTCTAACAACAAATGGTTTAACTAGTTTGCAATCAGGTTCTCCAATATCTGCCCCGACTTCTTCAATCCGACTGATTAGAATCAGGTTGTTCATCAGTGCTAGTACTTTCGTTAGATTCATCTTCTTTAATACCTAATACTTGAGTTTCATAAAGTTCTTTGAGATTATCTACTGGTTCTACAAGAGACACAATATAATTAGGGTGCAACTCAATAGTAGAATCCTTAGATAAGGTAGGCCACCTTCTCAAAGAGATGCTGTACTGGTTTTCGTCATTTTCCTGGTCTAGAATTTTATAAGTACCATTAATAGCGACCTTACAAGGATTCTCAAGAATGTAACAGACCATTCTTTCTTCAATAAATCCTTCTTTAATATCCGAAATTATATTTTCTCCAGATTTAAGAATTGCAAGTTTTACGGTCATAATAATCTCATACCTCCTGGTATTCTACCAATAAAAAAAGGAGGAGTCAA